CTATGCGGGAGACAATCTTTTCGCAATTCATTCTCCCAATAGGCAAGGGCTTTTTCGCGTTTTTGTTTCTTTGTTTGCATGACTACTCCTTTTTAGATTAGCAAACTAACGGTTCGCTTTAGCCGCCGCCGTGTTTAGCGGACGACTCATCTGCCAGAGAACTACCAAGCAGGGGAAATTGCGCCTGCGTACCTACGCCAAAGGCGGTCGGCTGCAAGCGGTTGTTAGAAGGCGTATAGAAGTTTGGCACAAAGACCGCTTCTCTAATGCGCTTCTCGGCTATTGTGAAATACTCAGCCGATTTTTCACAACCTATAAAATGCCTTCCCAATTCAACACACGCCACCCCTGTACTTCCAATACCCATGAACGGATCAAAAACTATTTGATTAGGCTCTGTGTATTTCTCAACAAGCCATCTCATAAGTTTCAAAGGTTTGGTTGTTGGGTGACTTTCCATTATTGCCCGCTCCCAATTTGTACCTGCGATTGTGGGATATGACAAAACCAAACTTTCACGGCGGATATTATCGCCAAGATAAACATTGATTGACTCCCACTTCCCCGCATTGTAACCATTTGATTTATGAAATACATGGCGGGAGTTTGGTATCTTATCGCATGGCTGAGTGAGAGTATCCCAAAATACAATCAAAGGCTTTTTGCTGGCTTCAAGGAACAAATATTCAGAGTGCCAATCGGCAATCATTTCAGCGAAAATATCCGAGTTGTTCGGAAATGGCGGGTCAGTTATAACCACGTCGAACGCTGGTGGCTGGAATGTGAGACAATCGCCGTTGTGCAAAGTGAACATTTTTTAGCCTTCTAACTATCCTTATCAGTCTACTGACCAATAAGACTCTCCGCTGACATCTTATCCAGCGGACTTTCCACACCAGCCCAGCTTCCCGGGTTTAAGATATGGAGATAAACCATCGTCGTCTTAATGTCTTTGTGCCCCACCAACTCCTGAACCGTGCGGACATCATATCCAGCCCAAAGCAAATGAGTTGCAAACGAGTGACGAAACACATGCGGACTAACCCTTGCTAATATCCCCGCCTTGATACCACCAGCGCGGACAGCCCTTTGAATTTCAGACTCGTGTTGGTGATGGCGTCGGCGTATTTTGGTTTCAGGATCAACGCTGTAATTTTGTGCAGGGAACACCCAAAACCAGCCAAGCTCTGACCCAATGTTTGGATACTTACGATCCAACGCACCAGGAACATATACGCCGGGCATCCCTTTCTGCGTATCGATCTCATGCAGTCGGCGTGCAATCGCCATCTGATCCATCAACGGCTTGACCAGCGTCTTCGGAAGCGGAACAGTCCGATCCTTGTCACCCTTGCCGCCGCGCACTGTAATAATGCCAGTCGAAAACTCTATATCCTTGAACCGCAATGCCTGACATTCAGCAAGTCGCAACCCTGCGCCGTACATCAAACGCGCCATCAAGTTGAACGGATCGCCGCTTATGCAATCCAACACCTTGCGTACATCGTCGCGGCTCAACACAGTCGGCAGTCGTTTGGGTTCTTTTGCTCGCAATCCCTGCACATCATCGATCTGGATATTCAGCACCTCGCGGTAAAGAAATTGCAACGCGTAATAGCACTGATTCTGAGTGGACGCGGCAACCTTTGCAGTGTTCGCAAGGTAAGAAACATATTGCTCGATCTCGGCTTTTCCCATCTCACGCGGATGGCGTTTGTTGTGATAGACAATAAAACGGTAAGCCCAGTTCACATAAGTTTCAGCCGTCTTGCGGCTGTAATGTTTTACAGCCGCTTTTTCACGAATCGCATTAAGCAATTGGCTCATATTTATCTACACTCCTGCTTTGACGCCGTCGGCTCAGCATATCCTCGATCGCGGTTTGATTCGCGTACCAGCTCACATTCGCACCGCAGTGACCGCACATCACAACGCAGTCATTGACTTGGATGGCAGCGTACACGATGGCGGTCGGCAGCGGTGGTCGCCTCGGCTCGACCCGGTTCGGGTTCTTCGTGATGCGGAAGATCCGCAGCTGCGTAATACGCTTTCCTTCCTCGCGGTACGACTCGCCAAGTATCCACCCGCATTCTCTGCACGGGAATTGTTTTTGTTTTGGATCTGATGGCATATTAAAACTCCCTCCGTGGCAACGGTTTGTCTCCACTGTACCAATCAAAGTAGAGAAGAAGAGCCATCAAAAGCCAGAACGGAATGGTGATCAGCATCATAATTACAGATTTAATTTTTTGTTTCATACGTTTTATGCCTCCACCGTTTCCATAGCAACGACAGGCATCATATACCGGTGCGACTGTTCCACGATTGCCATTGCGTTCCGTCTGGCAGTTATCATCCTACGAACCGCGTCCTGCCGTCGGCTCGGTGAATTCGAGAGCTGGGCAAGGACCTTTGCCCAAGCGTGTTGATCAAATACCTTCTCGCCTTCCAGTCGCATAATCTCAGCGCGGACGTCGTCAATATTGCTTGTAATTTGTATAGTTGTCATATCTACTCCACTACTCCGCCAACATCGGGCGCATATCTGGATCAGTGTTTTGGATCACTGGGTATTGTGTCAAACGGCTCAACACAGACGGCAGCTCGACCTGTTTGAAATCACCATTCCAGGCAAGGATCGTGCCAACCTCATGGGCATTGCGATATCGAAAATCGAACAAATGGCTCTGCACCTCGTAGGCATATTCGCTCAGGCGAGCTTTATCAACCTCATCGATTGCCAACACATGCACCTTGGCAAGATCAGAAATACGTCCATAGTCAGTATCGCCAGCCCTTTGAGACTGGAACGCCTCACGAGCGAACGCCATCACCTCGGTCATGGTGATATAGCGGGCAGACAATCCCTTGGCAACTGCCTCGTTGACAATCGCCTTGAGCATCGTCGATTTGCCGTTGCCATAGTCACCATGTATGGTCAAAAAACCACGGCAGCTATTATCCACAAATGCACGGGCAGCCTTAAGCATGTTGGCAGCGGCAGGTCTGTCTATCGTCTCGATATCAGCAAAGCGGATCTCACGCTCCAATGGATTGAGACCAGTCGCGCCAGCAATCGCACCGGCATTGCATTCTTTGCACGGGAAGAGCTTGCCAAACATTGGGTGACCGGTCGGAACATCATAGCGCCACCAACCAGCCCCGCCACACTCAGCGCACACCGGCTTTCTGTTCTCGCTGGCGCTGGCGGGCTTTGACACGTTCTGCTGCTGCGCGGTCGGCAGCGGTAGGTTGTTGCTCGCCAGCGGGTTTCGGCGCTTTGGGTCCTGCATTTCGTGAATTGCTTGTCCGAGAGTTGACATAGTTCGAGTCCTTTTTACTTGGTCTTGCGTCCTGGGCGCCCTTTGCCTTCCACGCCCGCAATATTGCCTCAACGTACGCCCATGATCGTTTGTTTCCAACCACAGACCGCCGCATGGCATCAATGATCCACTGGTGCGGAACATCATCAAGCCAGTCTTTCAACGCATCCGCGATCAGAGGGGTCAGCAGCCCGATCTCAGCTTCGTACATTCGGAAGATCTCCGCACTCAGATCCAGTTTCGGGGTATCGCCAGTAGAAGCAGTAGATGGTTTAAGTACTACTACTGACGGTTCGGGTGCATTTCCTTCGGGTGCATTTCCTTCGGGTGCATTTTTTACATCCTGATTTTGCACCGGTGCAATTTTTGCACCCCCCTCCTGAGTAGTCTCAATTGGGATGCGCCAGCGGTTTGTCCCTCGTGGACCGACCCCGTCAGGGATCAAATATCCGCTCGATTCCAGCCTCCGTGTCGTGATCTGCACAGCCCGCTCTTCGTAAAACGTTTTACGAGCGATCAGATCCACCGATGGATAAATATTTCGCCCGTTGCTGTCGGCATGGTCGGCATACGCCAACAGCACGATCTTTTCAGCTCGACCAAACTCAGTTGTCTTTGGCAATTCCCAAACCAGACCCATGACCAATGCGCTCATTGATCACCGTCCCGCCTGGCTGGGTCGATCAGCAGGCTTGTATCAACTTTGATCCGCTTCGGATGCTTGTTCTTGGCGTGCCCCGCCTTCGCACTTGCCGCAGCAGTTTTGGCGCTCTTCCCTGCACGTGCGCTCGCAACCAGCGCATCTACGGACGGACTCCATCCGCACTGCGGTTCAGTGCAGGCGTACTGCGCTGACAATGCGGCGCACTCATCACGCACTGCGTCCGCACTGCGCTTGCCCTTCCCTCGCACTGCGCCCGTAGTCGTCGCACCTTCGCCCGCACCTGCATCGGAATGCGTCGTACCCTGTGTCTTGTCTTCGGAGAGTGCGATCAGCCCTTTGCCGGTCACAGAGCCAGCCAAAACGATGGCAAGGTCTGCTACCAACGGGTACGCCAACGCCCACAGCGCACGGAAGAAGCCGCCACCCAGAAAGGTCTCAGGCAGCGAGTAATAGACCACCGGCGCGACCACTGCTGGCGCCAATACCATCATGCCAACAAAGGCAATGGTCGCCTGCTTGGTGCGCATTTTGCCGGTCAGGCTGCCAATGCGGCTTGCCGCAATCGCCAACGATACATTGACCACAATCCCAGCCGCAAACCCGCCAACGCTGAACTTACCGCGTTCGCCATGTTCCACATATCCACCGACCAGCCCGAAGTTGTACGCAGCATAAGCCGCAGCCAAAACAAGGATGATGCGTTCAATGCTGATGTGCTTTGTAATGTTTGTAAGTTTCATGACTGCTCCTGTGCGTTGCTGATTTTGTCTTCATGCATCTGCTTGCTACAGTATGGGCAAAACGTAAAGTTGAATGCATCAAGATCATTAACGAGAGAGCCAAAAGACTGCTTGCACGTAGTGCTCCAACCCTCATCATGACGATCACGTGTCCAAAGGCAAAAATTTGCTTTGTTGAACATTTCCAAATTGGTTGCCGTCGGCACGGGTAAATCGGGCTCGAGCTTGCCGGTCTTTAGCACTGCCCTCACATCGCGTTCGAGCTGTTTGGCTTGGACCAGATCGCCTTGCAGACGGTTCTTAAAATAATTTTGTTGTGTGTCGAGCATCCTGCCTACCAGTTTCAAAAAATCGTTTGTTTTCATGGTTCCTCTTTTCTGTACTACTACTACTCCGCTACTACGCCATTTCTGGGGTCAAAATGCCCATTTCCGGCTGATTTTCGGTAGTAGTAGCGTTCGGAGTAGTAGAGGTCAGGTACGCAATGACCCTGTCTGTCTTAGTCTTGTGCGCTCCACCATATTGAGACAATCCCAATAAATTGGTGGCAACATGCCTGCCGCTCATCTTCGGCGACCAGCGCGACCGGATGCGCTCTGCCATCTCTGCGATCTCATCGACTGGCTTTGATTCTGGAAGGCTCTCCGTGGCAGTCGGCTCAATGATGTTGATTGCAGTCGGCGTCGGCGTCGGCTCGATACGAGGCTGGCTGACTGCATCGATCCATTTGGGCGGATCCTGCGGTCGAACCGGGCTCTTCGCGAGATAGTCCATAATCTCTGCATCGGTCGGTGCAAACCCGCCACCAATCACCAGGCTGTCTGTGCGTGCCATAAAGTGACCAATGCTCAGTTGCTCTGCACCTGCCGAACCGATGAATGCATCGCTCTGGGCGCGGTCACCCTGGCGGAATGCCACCAGCGTACAGTTTCGGCGGAAACGCAGATCCATGCTCTTGGCGGTCGGGTCCTGCAATGCCGCCACAAAGCGGATGCCCACCTTGCGTCCTTCGTTGGCAATGCGAGCGATATAGCTCCACAACTCCTTGGTCAGGGACGGTCCGTGATCGACGTAGATATCCTCTGCCATGTTGCCAAGCTCATCGAGCATCACATCCAAAAACGGGCGCGGAGGCTCTCCACCCGGCCAGTATTCCCACTCCACCAGGTCGCCACCGATCAGCGCCTTGCGTGATTTCAGTTCGTCGTAGACCTGTGCCAGGCATTCAATGACATAGCTAGAGTCAGGCAGTTGCACGTTGTGGAAGTTGACGTGCCGCTCGAAGACGCCATAGCCTGCATTGCTGTAGCCGATGTTGACCACCTGCGAACCCTTCGCCAGGCTGGCTGCTGTCAGTGTGCGCATCATGTAGATCGTCTTGCCAGAGCCGGTCTTGCCAGAGATCAGGATGTGAGGCGAGGCAGCCTTGGCAGTGATCAGACCAGCCTTACCAAAGCCCAAGGGCTTCGATGTGCCATCCCATTGCTTGATCAATTCCCAGGGCGGCAGCGGCATATTGTTATCGTCTTCTGTCACCACCGGGGCTGTGATTGCAGTCGGCGTCGGCGCATGATCTGCTACGCTCAGCTCATGTTCCTTCATGAACCGATCCAGCGCAGCATTCGTGACCTTGGTGCGGGACTTGAGGTCGGTCAACTGGTCACGCTCTTTGACCACATCCTGCCGTTCTGCGGTGATCTGCGGCAGTCTGGGTTCCATGCCGAATTTTTGCTTGAGGTAATTCTCAAGCATTGCCCGCAGCAAGGACTCTTCGAAGCCTGCCGCGAAGTTGGGGCTGGCATCCATATCAATGGCACGTCGTTTGCTGAGGCTCACCAATATGGGCGAGTCTCCATTCCCACGTTCGATGACCTGTATATCCTTGCTGCGCGAATAGGTGATCGCCCAATATGCCGCACCAATCACAGTTACGATCAGCAGTGCCAGCAGAAACACAGGCAGGATGATCGCCCAGAACGTATTCGTCAGTTCGGCGCGTTCGGTTTCCTGCTGGATCCGCGCTATCTCTGCATCCGTGCGGATACTCACCATCGTGGCGGTGGCATCCAGTGTTTGTGTCGGCGTCGGCGTCGGCGTCCACGCTTGTGCTGTTGCCGTGGAAACAGCAGACTGGGTGACAGCTCCCCATGTGGCAGTGGCTTGTGCCTGTTCCTGCTGCAGCTGCCATGCCGCGGCCTGTTGGGTGATCTGTATGATCGGCGCCTCTGCGGTGGCGGTCAGCTGGCGGCTATAGGTCTGCGCCTGGTCTTGCGCAGCCTCCGCAGTACGCTGCGCACTATCCAACGCAATGAACGGGTCCACCGTCGCGATTGTGGCAGGAGCTGCGGTCGGGGTAGCACAGGCGGCAAGGGTCAACAACAGCAATGCCATGCATAGTTTCTTCATGAGCGCGCCTCCTGTATTCGGGCTGCATCCTCAGGCGAGAGGAACGCACTCGGATCAACACCAACCGCCAGCGCAAAGCTGGCGAGCGCAGATGTAAACCCGGCTTGAAACTGAGCATCCGTATTTTTGCCTTGAGATGATTTCGATGCAAAGTAGACGCTGATCAACGTGCGGGTCAGATCATCGCGAAACCACGGGCGGATATCTTTTGCGTTACTCATTTCAACTCGCTTTCCTGAAATACCCATAGACCGGATAAGGTGGCGCGTGGTGTGACGCAGTTAGACCTGTTGAGGTGCTTGCGCGTTGTGTCGTCAATCGGCAAGCGCACCAGCACACCACGCACCACGGTTTCACCCTTGTCGTTCTGCACTGCAAAAGGCGCATGCACATAGCCAACACCGTACGGTGTGCTCACTCGCGTGTTCGTGGTCAAGGTAGTCATACGCTCAGCTCCAACTGTAAAACGTCGCGCACGTCCTCCACCAGCTGCAGCTCGTCTGTGCGATCGGCAGGGGTCAGGTCTTCTTGTGCGAGTTTCACAACCGCGTTCTTTACCAACAGACCTGCATTGTTCATGCGGCACATCCATTGCAGATATCGTCCGTGCCACATCACCGTGTTGAAGATATAGTCAAAGCCGAGCTCGCTCATGTTGCGCTCTTGCGTTTCGAGATCGTCCAGGTCTTTGGCAATGATCAACTGGTACTCGTACACACACAGCGCAGGCACTACGCGCTGGCAAAGGAGTCCTTCTGCGCTGACAAAGAGCGGGGTGTATAGGTCGCGCCCCTTTTCGAGATTTTCACGGACCTGAACGATCAGGTCGGCGGGGTCGATCGCTTTGATAATTTTTGGCATCATTTTTTCTTTTCCAATCTGGACCGTCGTTGTTTGGTGATCAATTGATCTTTCGCCACGGCTCTGCGGTTGTCGTCGAGGATGTAATTCGGGGTGCGATCTCCGCGCGCAACTTCCTCTTCGTATTCCAGCATTCTCGCGAACATCGCGACCACCACATCCACACGCGGACCGCGTTCGCCGCTTTGGGAGATCAAGTGAGTTGTTGATTGATCTGTTGTGGTCATTGGTTCCTATCCAATTTTCTGCGCGCCATGCGCTACCCTTTCGGCTGAGCAATGGGGCGTTCGCGGTTTACGATGGTATCAATGCGTTTCTGCATGGCGCCATCGCTCAGCCGGTCTGCCTTCTTGCGCGGCGTCGGCACCACCGGCTTGAACTCGATGGCTTTATCGGTACAGGGGGTGCAGATGCCGTTTTCACGTTCGTAGTCGGTCCAGAGCCGGTTGGGGCACAGTCGGCAGTTGTAGTAGACAATAGTGGTTTTGCCTTTGATGCGGAGATTGCGTTGGATGTAGGCGATCATGCTGAGACCCTCTCGCGTTTGCCCTTCGAGGGCGTCGGCTCTGTGATGGCGCCGGTGATCATCGCGTCGGTCACAAGCCCGGCATCTTTGGCTTGTTCCCAGTACAGGTCTGCCCACTCTCCGACCAAGGACTTGATCGAGCCGCCTCGGATGGTGGCAAGAATGGCGATTTTCTTTTTCGCAGGCTTTTCCAAGCCTACGTGGGTGAATTTCGACCCTTCACCCGCTTCTTCAGGGGCAGGGGTCTTGTAGGGCTTCTGTGTGGCTTCTAGGGGCATGTTTTGGGTATCCTTCCTGTTGTGTGAGAAATTCAAAATTAATTCTAAATTGATTTTATGTAAATTTTAAATTTTGTCAAGGGATTGCGTATATCTCGTAACAAATTACGAAACAGAGAAAGTATCATCAAACCGATATGGATTTTTCAGAATGGCTTGTTAGTGAATTAGATAAACGTGGCTGGTCTCGAAGCGAGGCAGCTAGGCGCGGCAATATATCTCCATCAATGTTTGATAAAGTCATCAATGGTTATGCAAAGCCTGGTATTAAATTTTTAGATGGAATTGCCCAAGCATTTGAAATGTCGCCAACTGTCGTTTACAGAACAGCAGGCTTGCTTCCTCCAACAGGCGGCGAAAAGATTACGCGAGAAGATTGGGAATACATGCTGCAGCAGCTCACGCCCGAAGAGCAAGATGAGATCTACAGCATCATGGAAATGAAGATCAAGCGCCGCCAGCAAAATAGACTCTGCAGACACGTACAATGAGCGCATCGAAGAACAACGCACCATGCGCAAACGTGTGCAGGATGCCTACGAACGCGGCAAGGTCTACACCGATGCAGAAGCCCATACAAAGATCGTTGCTATAGAAACGGAGATTGACCGCCTCATCCGCGCCCAGGATCGAGCTGCACAACAGCAACGCAAAAAAGCGGCGCTGCTACAGTTCGCGTCCCAGGACCTGATCCGCCTTCGCTCGTGGATCATTGGCGATGACGCCCACAAGGTAAATATATTTTTGTCTAACCTGTGCGAAAAAATCATATTGACCCCAACCCAAAAAGCCCGCGTCATTTGGCGGGATTAAAGCACTTGCCGATAGCGTACATCCTTGGGCAAGGTTGTGCGCTATCGGCTATCTCAATTTATTAACAAGAAAGAACGTGAGGCATTTGAAAAAGAGCAACGCGCATAACTGCTGAAGCTGCGGCTGATCGAGGCGCTAAAAGCACAATTGACCTAGCTAGTAAAACATGGCGAACGCCTTGCTGGTGTCGATGGATCTGACCTCTATTTTACTGACTATCCACATCTCGCCAGACAACGGACCATATCCTGGATTTTTATTGACAACGCTCGCAGTGTTTCCGCCAATATAGTATGAATTGACGTTGCTTAATCCAGTCCGATACCTCAGCGTGTCGACTGCAGTTGAAATGTACATTGGAACAAGCAAGTTAGAGGTTTTGTTATAAACAAAATTGATCCAATCTGTAACAACGAGGCTGTTTGCAGCCACGGATTTGCTGGCGCTGCCTGTGTCAAACGTAACCTGGGCTGGCGTTTCGGCGAAATCATACGCCTCTCCAGACGCTGCCGCGTGACCAACATAGCACTCCGAAATATAGCAACCCTCCACTGACGGTCCCTGCATGGTGAACCGTATTTGTGCTATTGCACCTGTTGGCAGAGTTAACCCTGCCGGTTGGAATAATGGGACAATCGTATACCCATTCCAGCCAGCAGAGTCTACGTTTAATGTAAGATCAAATGCAGTTGTATCGGTCATTAGGTTTCAGTCCACTGCGCTGTGTTTTGCCATTTTGAATCGGTGCTGTTATACATAGACACTACAATTGTCCACTTTCCCAAAGTGGTTGTGGTGGGTTTTTCACCTATGAAAATGGAATTCCATGTGATTGCTCGGGCTGTACCGTTGTCTTTTATCATAATGAGCAACATATTGCCATCGGCTGGCGTGCCGCTCGGCGAGTTGATGGTGACTGCCTCTGCCTGCGCCGTGACCTTAAGACGGTTGCGAAACGAGCCACCAGTAGGTGTATGGCTTGCGGCTGAGACCGCTTCGGTTTTTTCTTCATGCGTGTTCGATGAAGACTTCAAATCTTTGTTGGTAAGTGTTTGCGAGTCCGTTGTGCCTACGATCGCGCCACTTGGCAGAGCTTTGCCGCCGTCCTGAATGACTTTGCCAGACGTCCCATTGAACGTCGCAATATTGCCGCTGGTTGAGGACGGGGCACCAGTCACCGCGCCATCAATATTAGCCTGCGCAATCGCCCAACTGGCTCCTGCTGCCGCCTCATCACCTGATGCCGTGCCATCGGTCAGACAGAGCAACAGATCGCCAACCTCAACGTTTACACCACTCGCTCCACCGATCTTACCCGCCACACTGACACGATAGGTGTGACCGCGGTCGGCTGATGGATAATCGGGATTAGCCGAACAGTCGATGACGTTCTTGAATACCATTGCATCACTTGATGCAATGAGAGCATCTGCATATTGTTTAACTGCCTTTTGGCTAGGTATCAAACTGTCTGAGTTGCTTGCCAATGTGCCATCGGTTGAGACCGTTTTTCCACCGATCGCCTCAACGGTCATTACAGCGCCACTGCTGGACACAACAACATCGCCATAGTCGCCATCTGGCAAAGACCCTGCTGACACCTGTACCTCTGTCGCAGACGGACCGTCCACCACAGTCACGCCGGGTCCGGTAAAGTTGATTTTGACGCGTTGAGTCTGATCTACTCCCTCCGCCTGGATCACGTGCCCATTGGTAGAGCCAGACCCAGCGGGTACGCTAAAACCGCCCAAGCCATTGTAAAACTCGCCTGCAACACCAGATGGCACGGGCATATCTCCCTCGAGCGTGACAATGCGTGTTTCGTGATCAGCTACATCCGCCTCAAGAGCCGCTATGTCACTGACGCTTGTTGCAGATTCAGCGACAACAGCGCTTACAGCAACATCCAGGCTGGATATTTTTGTATCAAGCTGACTCAGTGGGGCGTTAACTTCTGCAACATTGGCAGGGGCACCGTTCGGTATTGGGGTATGGTGATTTGTTGTCATAAACTCTCCTAAGAATAGGCAACTGCCTGCACGACGCCACGCACGGTGATCTGTGCTTCGATGCGGGCGGTTTTGGCAGTTGCGGTTGTAATTGCGATCTCATTGTTTTCTTGCGACGGTCTAAATGCAGTGTCTACCAATTGCTCTGTGATATCGAGCTCGTACCAGCCGTTGCTGATATCTACTACGCTGGCATTTAGGTCTGAGCCGCCATTTAGCTTGATTACCAGGTTGGCGAGTGCCAATGTATTTCCACCACTCTCTTCAAAGATGCCATAGGTCATTGAGATGTTTGGCGTGAGATCATGCGTGTGGTCAGGAGTGCTATGAGAGTGAGCAGGTATCGTGTGCGTGTGCGATGGAATTGATACATCATGAGTATGTATTGTTGCACCAACGCCGTGATAGTGATTGCTGCCTGATGGTATTTGGATTGTTGTGTTCACATTAGACCAACTACCCGGATTAGACGATTGAGTGCTTGCACCACCAGCTCCGCTGGTCGAACCGCCGCCGCTTGCTGTAGTGGATCCGCCGCCGCTTGCCGTGGAAGTGGATGACCCCGCAACACTTTTAACTGTGCTGCGAAGCGGTTGGATCCTAAATCGCAGCACTGCCCGCTGGATGGACACATATTCATCGCCCAGCCAGAACCGCATCGACGCGCCATGAGAATCGTCCATCTCATCACGGTACGGGAATGTGTCTACGCTGGATCCTAACTGTTGATGCGCACTGAGCACACGCGCACTCATGACCTGTTGCGCGAGGTAATCGCTGTCTGTCATGGGCATGCGGTCAATGGTGGATATCGTCACCGATGTGGTCGAGATACCATCCGCGCCGATCACGTGCTCAGCCGCGAGAATGATGTAGGTACCGTCCAGGTCGTACTTGACGACTCCATCGAGCATGGAACGATAGACCACGCGCAAGGTGGTGCCAGGCTTTAGCAAAACACCAACCTTAGCCAGACCCACCTTATAAAACTTTTGCGGTGCCCCATAACGGCGTAAATGCTCGACGGATGCCTGCATCAGCATGTTGGCGGCCGCCTGAATGTCTGCCGTGGTGTTCGAGAGCGGACCAATATTTTTATAGTCCAACACGCGCTCGATGCGTCCGTATGTAGACTCACTGGCGTCACGGGTGATGTGGTTTGCAGTTGCGTTCAGGGTATAGCCGGTCGGCGCTGTATCGGTGACATGCGCCAGGGTCAGCGCCACGCCGCCGTTCCCAGAGCCGCGAGGGATCACCCGCGTGATCAAGTCGGCAGCATCACTCACTTCTTCGAGCGACGTGATCAGGGCAATTTCGTCAGCTGTTTCTGCAGCAACAGGGTTGTTGAGGTGCTGCACCGCTCGTACCCCAGAGGCGACAAACGTCGACGCGGGTCCGAGCCAGTCAATGACACGCCCCGTGCCTAAGCGCCAATGCTCACCAATGTGCTCACCAACGCCGATCAGCGCATTGAGCACGGTCTCGCCATCGTATCCAGAATAGACGTTGGTGAGGGTTGTGCCATTATTGATCGTCCAACCGGCAGGCGCCAATGCCACGATCTGGTCGGGACCGTCAGTGACTCCCAGACCGCCAGCAGAGAGATCGAGCGTGCCTACGGATCGATAGGTCAGTTCGCGAGTGAGATCATTGCCTGACACTGCAATTTCCATACCGCCATCCGCGCCGATCGAGCGCGTGATCTTGTCGATGACGCCACCGCCAAACGTTTGCAGGTTACCGTCGCGATCAATATATTTGCAGATGGCAATCCGTTTCTCTGCCAATGCGGCGAGGTTTGGATCTGCGATCGATACAACAAAGCCAAACGTGCCCGACGCAGACAAATGCGGTGCGCAGTGGAATTGAGATCCGCGCAACGGTCCTTTGCCAACTCGGCTGCCAGAGGCGTCCTCGATATCTACCCAAAAGTTACGGATCTCCATTAGTACCAAGCCTCATAGTATTTAAAGTCGACTGTGGAGCCTGTTCCGCCGCCAGTATAGGTAATGGTGATATCGTTGTTGCCTGTAGGCAGGGAGAACCAGGCTGCCAAGTCGGCAGTCGGCGAAAGAGTCAGGTCATCATAGGCATCGTTGCCGTCGTTCGTGACCTGCATCGTGCCCGTGTCAATAATCAACGCGTCGCCCGATGCGATCGTGCCGCTAAACGTCATAGACTCTCCACCAGTGCGAGCGATCGTAATACTCGTAATGGCAGAGCTGCCCGCCTCCACAGTGATCTGCAATGCGCGGATTGTGGCACGACCAATATCCTCGCTGGTTGGGACCGTGATTGCAGTCGGCGAACTGTCTAGATCGAATGACTGGGCGCTATCAAAGGACAAGCCGGTGTCGAAATATTCGCCACTGTCGAAATACCAAGCCCCGCCCAGGCTGCCGCGCCAGAAGGTTTCTTGAGTGACAAAGCGCAGATCGATATCCTGGATAATGCCATTACCGAATTTTGTTTGCTCATAACTACGCTGAGCCGTGACTTCCACCAGGCGTGCATATTGCCAGTGGATGTTGCCAGCGTTGGTCTGGCGATACAGGCGATTACGTGTGCCACGCAGTGCCAGCAATTGGAAGTAGAGTTGCTCCGTCTCGGCAGCTGTAGCCCCGCGCAGGCGCCGCGAACTCATACGCTCAACCGTGCCCACGTGTTTTTGCTGGCTTCCGAATTGATCCAAAGCTCCACCATCAGGCAGTGGATAGTATGAGATTGGCGTGGCTCCGGACCCGATGACATCCACCTGGTTGTAATGCTCAAGGCTGGTAAGACCGAAGCGAATTAGGCGATACATTAGCCGCCTCCGATCTTGCGGACCGCGCTCAGCACACCCTCTTGGGCTGCGACTGCGATCTGTTGCGGTGTGGCGTTCGTGCCAGGCACGCTGATGATGATGTCGCCGATGTTGATCATCGAGCTACCGCCTCCGACTCCAGCCATGCCTGGCACGCCCAGCTGGGGAGCGGATACTGCGCTGAGGTCGGCTGCCAAGCCAAGCATCTGACGGGTCAGCATCTGGCGCAACTTAGGCGCCTCGTCATCGCCGCCCAGACCGATAGATCCAATAAAATTTGCACCAATGTCTTTGCCAACTTTTGACGGAGAGTGCATGTCAAAGACACCTTTCACTGTGGTAATCAAACTGCCTGCCAGCGCTTTAAAATTTGCGACCAGTTGCCCAAAATTATTTTTGATGCCCAGCCACATGCCATCTATCAAAGATTTACCGATAGCCATAAACATTTTTGGTCCATCTTGATAAAGATATGTAGCCAATGCCACCAACACCTGCCCTGCGGCAGTAAGTAGTAATGGGATGTTTTGCAAAATACCCAACGTCATGGCATTGACCAGTTCCATCGCAGCGGTAACAATCATTGGCAATGCTTGCACGATTGCAGCAATTAGGGCTTCAATGATGACGGGTATGGCAGGGATCAGGATTGGGATAGCAGCGATTAACCCTTGGGCTAATGCCAGGATCAATTGCAGGGCAGCATCGATGAGCATCGGCAGGTTCTCGACGAGAGTCTGCACAATCGTAAGCAGTGCCTGCACCACGGCAGGGATCAACGTCGGCAAAGCTTGCGTGATGCCCTGCACCAGGGCAATCAGGATCTCCAAACCTGCCTCGATCAGCGTCGGCAGATTCTGAACGATGAAGTCCAGCAAGTTGGTGATGATGCCAATGGCAGCAGGGATCATCGTGGGCAGGTTGACCACGATCGCATCGATGATGGACTGCAAAATACCAAGCCCGGCGTTGAGCATTTCCGGCGCTTGCTGGGCGACGTCGCCAATAATATTGCCGATCAGCCCACCCAGACCCTGGGCGATCTGACCCAGATCACCATCCGCGCCGCTTACAATGGACGCGAATTCTTTGACGTATCCTTGCGCCTGTCCGAAGATCTGCTGAAAGCCCGGCAGGAATGCCGCTGCCAGTGTCGTCAACGTGCCGGTCAGACCAGCCTTCATGCCATCGAGCATGTCTTTAAAGTTTGCCAGCGCCTGCCTATCTTCGCCGTCAACGACCGCACCCATTTCACGCGCTTCTTCAGCGAGCTTTGCCATTTCAGCACTGCCCGCTTTGATGAGCGGGTTAAGTTCCTGCGCAGACTTGCCAAACAGCGACATCGCCAACGCGTCACGTTGACTCTCATTCTCGATCGCGCCCAGCGCATCGATGAGATCGGCAAAGACCGCTTCGTTATCGCGCAGATTGCCGCTGGCATCCGTGACCGACACACCCAGGGTTTGGAATGCCTGAGCCGTATCGCCCAGTTCGATATCTTCCCAATCTTTGCCTGCCGCTTTTGCCTCGGCTACCTTTTCGGCGTAATCCTCTGTCTGGTCGGTGGCGCCATCCATCGAACGGGTCAAGCGCGCCAATGAGCCGGTGATCGTATCCTGCGATGTTCCAAGTTGGTCGCCAATATAGGCAAGTTCTTCAAGCCGTTCGGTCGAGATACCTGTCTTTGTAGAGAGGTCTACCAGATCATTGGACGCAGCAGCAGCTGTAAAGACCAGACCGGCGATTGCCCCAGCTGCAGCGACGGCTGCTGTTGCTACAGCAACAAGGACCGTGACCGCGCCGGATACCACAGTACCCAGCCCTGCCAAGACATCGCCGAGGCTGGTGGTGCTGCCTTCGAGATCATCCATTGATTGACCAGCATCGTCCGCGCCCGACTGCAAGTCTTGCAGAGCGCCTTCGGTGTTACTCAACTCATTGGACATTTTGTTGAGCGTTTCGGTCTCTTTGTTTAACTTGATCTCGAGGTCCTGCGCAGCCTTGCTGTTCTCGCCTTTTTCAGCCTTGACGCGTTCCCACTCGGTACGTGTGGCGCTGACTTTCTTTTGTTGGATATCGAGCTGACTGGTCAGCGATTTGATGCGTGTTTCCAGACCAGTGGCATCACTGGACCAATCACCCAATGCCGCTGCGGATGCCTTAAAGCCAGACTCCAAGACGCGCAGCTCGCGGTTCATTGCCGCAACGCCGGTCTTGAAATCAGTGGTATCTATGCCGCTTTTTGCTGATAGTCTGTTATCGTCTGCCATCTCACAACCAATTCACCTGGTCTGCATATTTGCGTTCGCTTGTGGTTTTAGTTTCCGCGCGTCTCTTCCACTGCGGATACCGCATCACGAACGGCAAAAGGCTTTCCATGTCGGTTTCGTCAATCTGGTAAAGACTCCATTTGAAGGACTCCACCAGTTGACATTCAAGGTCGAGGAACCAGTCACCGCCGTCGTCTACGTCTTCTTCAGTGACTGGACCGTAGGGTTTGCCCCGGCAAGTTGTTTTACCAGTGCGTTCGCACGACCGAAGATCTGCCCGAGCACCGCGTAGCACTCGAATAGATCGGTCTTATCCTCCAACTCGTCACGGGTAAATTTTTCACCGAACAGACCCACGATGAAATCGAGCAGGGCATTGATCTGTTGCTCGCCCATTTCGTCGGGATCTCCAATTTCCTTTTTGAGGCTGATCGCCATTTTCAGGAATTTTGTTTTGACACGATGTAAAACGTGAGTTGCAATTACCTCATCGTCTTCGTTGTAGAAATTAAGTTCAATTGGTTCTGGCATGGGATGTCCTTTTCGAGCAGGGTCTCACGAATGAGACCCTGCTCAATCGATACATTAGGCGGTGGTGAAGTTGACTACCGTGTCTGAAAGCGTTTGACCATAGATATCGGTCACACCAGGGATCACGATAAGATAATCTGTGCTTGCACCAAGATTACTGTTGGGGTTGATGGTGACGATAGTGCGAGCTGCATTGATGGTGCGAGCTGCAGCGATCGCCGCACCGGTTGTCGGATTGATCAACACGATGCCATTCTCAGCATTACCAGCCAACGCGTTGCTGAAGGTCAGCGTTAAGTTTGCGCTCACGACGACGCCAGTGGCGCCATCGGCAGGCGAGGATGAAGAGAGGCTGAATGCAGACGGCGAGCCAGATGCAGGGATCTGCACAGATGAAAACCAGCCGGTCTCATCAAAGTTTGCTGTGTCTTCATCGCCCCAAACGCGCTTGAAAGATTTGGCGATGCCATCCACGGTGAACTTGTGGACAGTCTTGATTGCACGATAAACAAGCTCGACCATTTTAGGATCGGGCGTGTCTTTCTGAGTGGACGCCTCATCTTTGGGAGCTGCGAAGGTGCCTTTAAGAAACCAGTAATAGCGATAAGATCCGTTCGCCTTCTTTGAGCGGAATCCGAGCGCAAACTCAGGCGGATTGCCTTCTGCGCTATCGAGTACACGACCGGTGGCGGCATCAAACGTGTTGCCGGTCAGCAGCGCATGATATTCTGCAGGCAGGTTGGAGATCTTGAGAGCGACCTCAGTATCACCTTCGCTCTGCAGGGTGTCATACGGCTGGTTGTCAAAATATTGCGTCTGCGAATCTGTGGACGGTGTCGCAACGGCTTCAGCAACCGGCGCCAGGCTGAACGGCGTATCGGTGGTAAAGGCATCGGCGTCATCTGTCAGGATCTGTGCAGCGTAGAGATTGTCGAGACCGACAGTCTGTCGAAATTCGGCTTGAACAGGGGTCATAATATTGCTCCTTTATAGAACTTCAAGATAGAAAAAATCTTTTGCCAGGATAAAGTGACCTGTGTCCTGGTCTTTGGGTAACGGGCGTTCTGGTCCTTTAGTAAAGCCAGCGGACAGCATGGCTGTGTTGACGTCGGGCAGGCTGTCCAATCCGCTGACGCTGCAGATGTTGACCTGCACACGATACGTGCGCGTGATCTCGGCATTATCGGCATGGTCTTGTGGCACACCGGAGATCAATTGGTACACGATGTACACGTCTGGCAGGCTGGTGTTGTTCACCACTTGAAACGTATCCATCTCGAACGGGATGGCGGGTGAAAGAGTTGCCAGGGCGTCATTGACGCGCTTGAAAATGCTGGTCATCAGTCTGCCAATCCTTCAGCCTTGAGCGACTCTCGGATGGTACGCAGTACGAGCGCGCGCTTGCGATCAATTGCGGGACGGATGTAGGACTTGCCAGGGTGGAACTTGCCTCCGCTGGACCAGCCATATTCCTGCGCGTTGCCGTAGCGAGCTGTCTTGGCATCAGTAGAGCCTGACTTATGGATGACGCCAACTTCAACCCACGAGAAATTACCCATTTGATGTGGACCATCGACTTGGATATGTTCGAACAGATTGCCTTCGTCGATCGGGACAAGGTCTTGCATTTCCGATTGCAGTATTGGTGCGCCTTTTGTCAGTGCGCGCTGCGCTGCGGCATCGATATCCTTGCCTGCCTTTAATATGGCATCCATATACTCTTCGAGACCACGAACAGTGAAATAGGCTTGTGTCGTCATAGGGTGCCTTTCACCAGCTCTACCTGCAGCTCCAGATATTCGTTACGGTCCTGAATATTGTCGATGGACTTAACCTGCCAGCGTTCTGAGCCTTTTACGATGGCGGTGGAATAATTGACGTCGCTGCGATATCGGATCGTAACCGTGGCACGTTGGATCGATTTCTCTGCCTGCGCGGCAGTTTCGGGTCCATGCGCGTTGACCCATTTGGCATACACATTGGGATTGCTCGCGACGTTTGCCCAGGATGGCTTGCGCGCACCGCCTGCATCCGTTGTAAATGTTGCCACTTGCAACGTGATCAGGGTGCGCAGTTCGCCAGGGTTGGTGATACGTTCGCCTAGCTTCATGCTGTCACATCATCCGCAGGGTTTTTGAGGATCACTACAAAAATGACTTCAGACAGGTCTGCGCCGGAACTTTGTTGGATCTGATCGGTCTCGCTGATCGTGCTCTCAAAGCTCGCGGTCTGACTCCCGCTGGAACCATAGATGCCCAGCAGCTTGATCACTTCATCACCGATCCGCGCGCCCGACAGCGAGACCGCACCTGCCCCATTGATGCCCGTGAACGTGTATTTGCGATACTTCAGTGCTTCGGCTTCGAGCATCGTGAGCTGGGCAGTAATGCCGTGCGGCATATCGCCCGTCCCGCCCAGCGCGCCGGGGTCTTCGTACCACTGCACCAGCAGCATCGTTGCTACAGAAACAGCGATCTTATGCTTGGTCGCATCCGCGCTCCAATCGCGCCCGGTCGCAGCCTCGATATACGCATCGATGATCGGCAGCAGATCCACCAGACGCGGGTCCGTGGAAAGTACGCGCAGAGCGTTCGCAGCTTCGGTTGCAGTCAGTATGCTCATGGGTCCTCAGATCTCGCGGCAGGCGTGCCAGTCGCCCGCCGCGAGTGGGTCTCTTCAGGGAGGAAGGTAGGGTTCCCTGGGATTCCTAACTATTAGCCAAGCAGCGTGGCGATGAATTCGCTCTTGACGGCTTTCACGCCCCAGGCAATGCCAACTTCGTAAGAAACTTGGCGGCGCTGGCGATACAGGGCAACCTGGAAGGTGAGACCGCTGTACGGATCGGTGACGAGCACGACATCTTCGGCAGAGTCACCACCATCGGGCATCATCGGCACGCGAGTGAGCAGGTGAATGGAATTGCGATCAAACGCGAAGTTGCCAGTGTAAGCAGCGCCTACAGCCAGCGGGTCATTGTTGACCCACGCTACGCGGTTACCGGGTTTGCCCAAGGTCACCACGTTGGAAGCCAAGGCGCTATTCACCACGTATTTGTTGGTGTCGCGGCTGGTCTTGGTGTTGGTGAGGATGTCACCAGCCAGGATGGTATTGGAACCAGTGTCCACAGTGATGGCAGTGGAGCCAACAGCATAGCCAGCGGTCAGGTTGACCAAATAGCCAGAGCCGGTGCCGGGGGTGTGCGAAACGATTTGACCCGATTCGCGCAAGTTCATCTGCATGACCTTGCCAAGGTTAGCTTCGCGCAGGAATTCAGAACTACCCGCTTCGTTGACCTTGAAAAGCTGGGACTGCTTACCCAAAAGCTGAGCAGCAGCAGTTGTGTTCAAGACCAATTGCAGGTCAGAGGTCGGTGCGCCGTTATCCACGAGGATTTTGCGCACTTGCGCAAAATCGGTCATGTCGCCAGCGGTGGCAAATGGGGTCGTGCCTGCGGTGCCGTAAGCACGCGAAGCGCCCTGCTTGGCCGCCGTGAAGAGGTCGCTTTCGATCTCGTTCACAAGAGTACGCATGTGCTGCTCGAACTGCTGCTGAAGAACGTCAGCATAACTTTGGCGAATGCTCGCCTGTTCGTTGCCTGTCCACGGGAAGGTGATCGAGCGTTCTTTGCTGATGGTCATATCGCCATATGTCACGGTCTCGCCTGAAGGGTCAGGACCGGTGGCAGCGGGAGTGATATCAGCAGCCGAGCGAGTGGCTACGATTGGGTAACGAATGACTTGGTCTTTGGCTACCTGGGCGACGTCTGAGTCTTGAAAGACTGCGCCGATAAAGCCAAGCTGCTCGCGCGCCACTTTGTTGGCGGCGCGGTACAGGGTGGGGATCAAACCGGTTAAGGTATTAGCGGACATGGGTTATTTACCTCTGCTTTCTTTATGGATTAATCAATGAGACGACCGCCAGCCTGTGAAAAGGCGAGGCGCTCACGTGGGGAAAGGGCGTTGAATTCAGCAAGGGTCTTCACCTTGTCATCTTCAACCTGTGATTCGGTCTGATCAGACACGAATTTACTCGGCGCGCTGGTGCTGTTGGCAGACGCATCGCGCATCGACGCATACAACTTGTTGGCTTCCTCAGCCTTGAGCTTCGCCGCATCCAGCGCGGGGCGGAGTTCAAGCGCCTTGGTTTTGCCTTCTTCAGTGCCTTCGTTGAAAGCAGCATCCATCTCTGCCATGATGGTTTGCTTTTCAGCGTCCGCGGCAAGCGCGGCATCATAATAGGGCTTCAAATTTACGTTGGACATGTCTTCTCCTTATTTGTAGACATCAAGATAATCACGAAGGCGCTTTGCCTCGTGTGCTGTATCGTCACCGGCTGCAGCGTCCGTGCTGGATGAGGGGCGTTCATCGGTAACGTTGACATTTGGGTTGTCAGTGGATGCTGATTTCGCTCCACTGGATATGGGTTGGTTGGTTCGGTTCAGCAATGTGTTGACCGTTTCTTCGAGCGTGCCGATCCGGTCTGCCATGCCGATCTTCACAGCCTCACGCGCGCGGACCATGCGACCTTCGCCAAAGTCACTGCGCACGATCGAGGAACTCACGCCGCGATTGCGGGCAACCGCATCGATGAAGGTTTCATACGTTTCGTCAACACTGGCTTGCACGCTGGCACGGGCTTCATCGCTGAGCGGCTCAAACTGGTTGGCTTCGGTCTTGTATTTACCGGCGCTGATCAGGGTCACTTTTACGCCATCATTCTCAAGCGCCTTGCTGATGTCCTGATGCACAGCGAACACGCCAATGGAACCGGCTTGCGCAGAGGGCGTCATCACCACTTCATCGGCAGCAGTCCCGATCCAATACGCAGCCGATGCCATCATGTGGTTGACCACCGCCACGACTGGCTTTTTTCCGCGTGCGTTGTAGATCTTCTGCGAAAGTTCTTCCACGCCGCCCACCTGACCACCCGGCGAATCCACATCCAGCACGATCGCACTGACCTGCGGGTCGTTCATCAATTCATCGAAGCGCATGCCAAAAGCGTCTGTGCTGGTCGCGCCGGAAAGGCTGGTCATCATGTTGGCGCGTGGGAAGATACTGCCAAAAAGCGGCAGCACCGCCACCCCGCTGGCTTGACGTTCCTGCGGTCGTACCGCGCCGTGCAGTTGCGTCTGCACACTGTCAGCATCCATCTTTTCACCGCGCACATGCCGCAAAACGATGTCTTCAAGAATGGCTAACTTTGCGGGCAGGATCGCCCAGGGATATTCGAGGAAAGCGTTCAGGATGTAACTGGTTCTCATGGGGTCTCCTAGGGGGTCACCGTTTCTGTAGCAACATAGCCGTTCATCAGCTCTTCGACCGGCGCGTTATTGCGGGTCATGTAATACTGGTCGCCCAGCGGGTACGGATTTTCATCCTCGATGCGGCGCGCCTGGTTCGGCGTCATGGTGCCGTTGTTGATGCGCAGTTGGAACAATTCCGCACGGCTCTTGGCATCTGTGCGCAGGAAGGCTTCACGGTTCCACTTGAAATAATCGCTCGTGATCTGACTGTCAGATAACCATTTGATCCGGGCACCCTGCTCCCACTGCACCAGGTATGGGTCAAGCGTGGTCTCGAGGTAATCCTGCTTTTGCTGCATGTTGCTCTCGTAAGACTGCTTGCCCATGTTGAGCTTGTATTCAGGAATGCCAAAGAAATTGGCAATGTCGCGGTCAGTCGCGTTAATCGACTCAAGGAACTGTGCATCAGTCAACTTCATCCCGATCATGTCGAACTTCACGACCTTGTTATCAAGCACAGCAATACTGCCCGGTTCAGACAGCGCCTTTTTGTACTCTTCACGGATTTTTGCCCTTCCATCAGAATCTAATGCGCCTGCCATTTGCATCACAGCCGCGCTCTTGATGCCATCGCCGATGATCGTGTTTTGTGTTTCATACGCCGCGAGCTGTCTGCCAAGGGTCTCGGCAGCGAACTCAAGCACCGACTTGCCCACTCTGCCATTGGTCGAGTTGATCATGATGTGCAGAACTTCAACATCGGGCAGCGTATCGCGCATCCCGTTCGGGAAAACAACGTCATAAACCTTGTTGCCGTCTTTATCCAAAGTTGGCTTGGTGGTGCTGGCAGGCAAAATAAATAACTCCTGGCTTCCAACAGGTCGCCAAATGTAGGCATTACCCCAGAAGATCAGCCATTCAACGATGGTCTTCTTGAAAATAAACGGGTTCATCCACCGGTTCGGCTGGATCTCGATAAGAAAAGCAATATTGCGGGTTCGCGCATCAGGCGCAATCGGTTCGACCTTATCGGCAGTCCTTCGAAAATGTTGCAGCGGGATCTTTGCAATATCGTCGCCCAAAATATTCTTGGCGCGATAGGCGGTTGCAATGGTTTTGGCAGTCTCGGCAGTCACAACCTGTTTGGCTTTGGTGGTATGCCTGTTCGATCCTGAAAAGTCGTAACCGCTAAACAGTGCAGTCGGGTTGGTCGCTGCCAGAGTAGCAAACGTTTTTATGGCGTTGGTAATTAAGCCCATGTTATTTGCCTTCGTAAACTTCAAAAACATTCATAAGCGGTCCACTCACAGATCGCAAACGCTCAGGGTGTGGCACAGAATTCTTGCAATCCTCCACCCACGGGCGGATATAAAAATCAAGCGGGAAGTCGAACATTTCAGAGTGATACGTCGAAGGCGGGCAATGCTTCACCAGTCCTTGATAGCAGTCCATGCCGCACAAGATCACCGGGTCACAGCCCATGTGCAGCGCGAACCATGCCGCAGTATTCGATGAAAAAAAGCCGGTCCAGATGTCGGGCATATCGAACTCAACATCACTGCTCGGCTCAGGGCTGACGTGAATGCTTTTGTGCTCTTCCACAGCGATCACCTGAAGTGGGTTGGTGCTTGGCGCATCGTTATAAACCATGTACGTGGGCAGCCGGTCTTCGGGCAGATGATAGAACGCATGGTAGTTCACCGCAATCAACAAAGCATCTTTCGGAATACGCTGCAGATCTTCGATCAGCGAAGGACCGCCGCCTAGAATGGCAGCAGGTCTGCCTGCGTGAATATCTTTCATCTCGGAAATTCTCAATTTATTTTCCATTGCGATAATTCCCGTACAGGACTCCCAGCGCGATCAACAAAAGACCGCCAACGATCCAGGTCACAACCGCAGACCACAAAGACAAACCGTAAAGGATGCAAGCGCATCCACATAAGACCAACACATCATCGAGCGTCGCGCGGATTATGTTCATTGCACAAACACCAACTGCACGCGCCCCGTCAACATGCTCCACAGCAGACCGATAAACAGCAAACCGATTGCAGATGCCGCCCAGACCCCGATTGCATAAAAAGTTTTCATCGGGCGATACTCGTCACGGATGGCTTGCACCGCATCCTTTTGAGCTTGCTCACCATCGGTGATTTGCTTTTTCAAACCTTTGATCGCCTCCGCTTGTTTTTCGTTCGAGTCGTAAATATCCAGAATAGCAGAGAACAACAACACGTCACGCGTATTGATATCAATACTGCCGCCGCGCTCGATCACGTCTCGAATCTGTCGGATCAGTTCACTGTTGCCCGTCATACATTGCCCTCCTTAGGGAGACTATTGATAAACTCGCGTACCAAAGCAACCGCGTCACCAAAGCCCTGGGCGTATGTCTCTGCTTTGGGTTGTGGCTCAGGCAGAGGCAGAGGCGAGAAGTCCATCTTGATCGGCGAGACCAACACCGCATTCACCTGTCCGTTGTATTTGATCGCGCAATATTCCTCACGCAGACTCCACAGCCGCACCCATTGCTCTGCACCTTTGTCTTCCAACACTTCGGCAATGTTCACAACTTCTTTCAGCGTCAAATTGTGGATGCTTTCGCTCGTGACCGAAGCCTTCGAGCGCACGCGCAGCCCTTTGATGCTGGTTACTTTGATGGCGTTGATGGGGGAGTGGAAGTAACGTTCGAGCAGATACGGGAACGGGTCAATACAATACCCGCGTGATGTTCGGATCGACCCGACCACCGGCTGTGGCAGGATCACTTCAAAATGCAAATGCGTTCCGCCGCTGGCGCCGCGCTGCTTGTCTTCAACATTGCCGCCCATCGTGCCGATCTTGTGCCCAGTCAAAACCATATCGCCGGTCTTCACCAGCACCGTTTGCAAATGGGCATACAAAGTCTGATACCTGCCGTACTCATGTTCGATCACGACTCTGCGACCATACCCGCCCTGATCTGAATAGCCAGCCTCGACCACCACGCCGCTATACGCCGCGAAGATCGCCGCGCCGGGTTGACCACTGACGGGCGACATATCAATGCCCATGTGCTTGCCTTCCGTGCGACCATACATCTGCCAGTTGATATTGGCAAACTTTTGGAAGACGTACGCGGTGGGCACAGTTGGATAAGTGGGATACATAGGTCCTTTGGAAACAAAAAACGCCCGGCAAACCTCCGAAGAGATTTGCCGGGCGCAACACCGACTTGGACCGCAACAAGAGCGGTCGCTCACAATTTACTAAGTAGTTGGGGACAGGATATGGGGGATATCCTATCTCCCAACTTTCGTCATATTAGCACAAAATATCTAGAAATGCAAACGCGCTTCAAACTTGATTTGAATTGTTGCTACAGAAACGGCTTTAATCTACCCCTTGACATAGTACAATGATTGTACTATTATGGATACATGCAGACCATACACGTTCGTTTCCCTGAAAAAGAAATTCATAAAGCAATCGTTGCAGTTGCGAAGAAAAACAGACGATCTATGAATGCCGAGATTTTGCGCGCTATTGAGTACTATCTCAAAAATGCGCCAGAAGCTCAGCTAGAACCGGTCAGCAAGAAACCCAAAGAAAAAGACCCTACCTAAGTAAATCGAGGCTGAAAGGTGTCTCACCACCTTCCAGCCTCTGAACCACCGCTGTGCGCGAGCCACAACGGCAGTCTGAATAAATTTTATCAGACGCACGGCGGAATCAACCACCCCAAAAGGAGTACCGCCATGTCTGATCTTTCCGTTCTACCTGTTGCCCCCGAATTCACCGAAATTCTAACTGAAAACGCAGTTGCCACCCTGATAGACTATCTCAGGGAGACCAACGCGCCCCCGGCAATTCTCGACCTGACCCGCCATATCGAGAACCTTGGGTACTACCTCGCCGAATGTTATCGCGCACCTGAAATCCTGATGCGTGACCGCAAAGACCGCATCGACATCGAAGAGATCGTCGTTGAAACCATCAATGCGATTGCTCTGAGCGGCGGCACGTTCAAGGGACCAACCGGTGAGAGCCAGCCGCGCCAAGTACCCCAACCGGTCAAGGTGCGGAAATGAAAAAAATTCCATTGACACAAGGGCAATCATCCTTGGTGGATGATGAAGATTTTGAATTTCTTAATCAATTCAAATGGTACGCACATTGGAGCCGTCACAATAAAGCTTATTATGCAACCAGAAAAGGGCAGAAACAGAAGCATATTCTTATGCACCGTTTTTTGATGAAAACCCCCGATGGAATGGTTTGCGATCACATAAACCATAATACTTTAGATAATCAAAAAAGAAACTTGAGGAACTGCACTTTTCTAGAAAATGCGTGGAATAAGAAAAAATATAAAACAAACACTACTGGCGTGAAAGGTGTGCGGTTTCAGCAAGGCAAATACGACGCTCAGCTAATAGTCCGTGGAGTTGTAGTATTTAGAGCACGATTCGAAACGAAAGAAGAGGCAGAAGCAGCTTATGAAAGAGAAGCAAGAAAACATCATGGTGAGTTTTACTACGATGAAAAACAGGCTCAGCAATGAGCCTGTTTTTCTTTACCCTGGGGTTAATGTGCCGCGCTCAGAAAACAACCATGAATCACGGAAGATATAACTGCCAATACAGTTCCTGCCAAAATAACTGTGCGGCTTTATAAATCGGTGCCGTGCGCGTGCCTCGATCAGCCGCACGATCTCTTGCAGGCTCATCGTCTCGGTATTGATCTCGCGTTCCACGAACATCATCCATCGGGGATCAGACAACGAAAGCGCCAAAAGTGAATTTTGTAATCGGCGCTCCCAATCGTTTTGATAGTCATGCTCTGTTGGCAAACGTCGCAAGGTAGATCGTTGAGATGCGTTCAGCTTTATTTTTTTCATGGCTAAAATCCAAAGTCATCCGATTTGACGAAACTGGCAAAGTCATATGCCTCACGCAGCGAAGGCAAACGCACCATCGCGGTCAGGATGGACGCGATCGGGTCAATGCGTTTCGTGTCGCCTGCGTTTTTCTTGGTCAGCATGATGTTCTCTTTCGTATCAACGATGTAGTTTGCATTTGCCAGCGCACGCCTCAACAAAGGCGAACCATCATGCACAAGTTTCTTGGTCGCCACCAGCTCACGAAAGAGCTTGGTCGGTTCGCTCAAGATCTTCATCCACTGCGCGATCTCGACCGTGATATAGCCTTCTTCCGCGCGTTCGATCATAAAGTGCGTCGCATTGTAGGGGTCATAACACAGCTCGTGCGCCTTCCAAAAATATTCACTTTCGGTGAATTTAATTCGGTCATCGATCTTGCGATAATCAACGATTTCACCGTCTGTGATGGTCAACCAACCTCCCCGCGCCCAGTCACGGTATGGGATGCGGTCCATCTTCTCATGCCGTTCCACGCCCACTTGCGGAATGAACCCATGCGCAGACACAGCAATGCGTCCATCGGGTAGAACAAACACGCTGCCCATCGAAGTCAAGTCGATGCGCTTCGAAAGGTCGAAGCCATGCAGGCACATCAGCCCGGTGGTCAGATCAACAAACTCATCACGGCTGACACCGCATTGATCCCAGGACGAAACAGTTTCTTTAGGGGCAGGCACAAGATAATCTCCAAAATAAGAGCGCTCATTTCCCTCGACCCAGATGTTCAGTTTCTTTACGCGGAACTCGCGGATCTTTTCGGGGTCGTTGCTGTCAAAAGCAGCATTGTGCGCGTCCTTAAAATCCTCAGCCGCTTGCGGGTCAGACATGATCAACGGGTTGCACTTCTCCCAGTTCTTGGGGTCATGCTCATCGTCCTTCTCATCCATCTGGCGGATCATCACAAAATAGCGCTCATTGCGAGATTGTCCCTCAAGGATCATCTTGCAATATTCGTATTCCTTGTAACATGGACTCTCAACGTCTTTGCCCGCCGTGGTGATGATGTACATCAACGGTTGCGAGCGCTGTCCCTGTGCGCTTTCCAGCACGTTGTACATCTCGCCAGTGGGGTGGGCGTGGTACTCATCAACGAACGCGATCGACGGGTTGAATGAATCCTTGTTCTTGATCTCACCAGAGAACGCAGTCATGATGCCACCGCGAGACCTGTGATTGATCTCGTACTTGCCGATCTTCAGCCGCATGCGCACATCATCACTCGAACCTGCTAGGTCTTTGGCCGCGTTATAAAGTTTTCGCGCCTGCATGCGGTCCACCGCAGTGCAGTACACCTCAGGCGACGACTCCATGTCCGCGGTCATGCCATAAATACCAATTCCTGCACCGCGCGTCGTCTTTGAATTCTTGCGGCTCTCCGTAACAAAAGCCTTTGTAAATCTCCGCACGCCTACGACTCTGCCATTAGTCCGTTTTATTTTCACGGTCCTCGATGTCCAACCGAAGATCATCGAGATTTCCCATCTGTGAGAATCTACCAGCACAATCGGCTTGCCGATAATGTCCGCGCGTCCCTCAACATGCACAAGACTCCCAAACCAATCCACGGCAACAAAGTCCGCCTGCTCTTCGTCGAACTGCCACGCAAAGCTGCTGTCACGTTTCGGAACACTTATTTCAAGTTTCTTCAGTCGCTTTGCAGCTTCAGCTGGCAGTTGCCCAGCACGCGCCAGATCTGTGAGGTGACGCTTGCATGCAAGTTTCTCAAAGCGTCCAACATTACGTTTCCCCTCGAGGCATTCAAGCGCATAAAGCGTTGTGAAGTGAAGTTGAGCAGCCATCAGTCAAACTTGCTCCCAAACTTATCTTTTTTCTTTTCGTCAGCGTGTTTTTTTATAAGACGTGCGCGTGCCCCTGGTGTAAATCCTAGTTTGTCCGCGTACGTCGAAATGATCCGCGCCCACGCCTGCAGCTCTTTGATGTCGTCTGCACTTTTCGGGGATCGAACCGTCACAAGTCGATACTGGACCAGAGCATCACAATAAACCGCCAACATTTGTGAGTCCAAGTTATCGAGCAGGTCAATATCTTTGACGTCCTGCATGATTTTTTTCCACTCAGCCAGGGCGTCTTTATTCGCGCTCAGCCACGCCGGTGGATTTATAACGACCTTTTTGCGTTTTACCTTGTCAGCAGCTTCTTGGCGCGCTTTGACCTCGGCATCGGTCCAGTGTTTACCACCGCCCTTTTTGCCGATTTCCATCGTTGCTGCAGAAACAGTTTTAGTTGGCATAAATAAGCTA